CCCACGTGCAGCCCAAAGGCTGTCTTTCCACTTCGAAGCAACGTGCCAGAAAAAGAAGGTTGGGTAGTTGCAGTATGCAACAATTTTCCAGGTGCCTTTGGATACGGTTTGATCACTCCGCACGTCATTACACGCGCTCCATTAATCACACCATAAACCTGAACAGCTTGCATAGTCTTGGGCCTGGATCCGATCCGTATCGGCGAGACTCCTAGTAGCGACCAAGTCGCATCAGGTATCTTAACCAACACAAAATCGTAGGGTACTGACCAAGCCATCGGCTTAAGAAGCTCAAAGTCCAACAAGACTTTGCACTTCAATCCCTGCATAGCAATAGGTGTTCCCTGTTCACGCAGACCCAACCACACATGGTAATTCGTCAACAAATATGTCTCACTACCATTGGTGAACGTCACACGAGAACCAATGCCCAAGACCTTGCTGGACTGTCCCACACAGTCACAATGAAACGTGACCATGTCGGGGGGGAGCTCGGTGACGGGCATAGGCCGAGAGCGTGGGATAGACATCTCCTTGCGAACAACCAGACTGCGCTGCATTTGTGCAAGCAATCCGGGAGTCACACGGACGTGAATCTTATGCTCCTGGTCCAAATACGTGGCTAACACAGGAACGTTTTCCACATACTCAATATGCCCATCAAGAACGTTCTCCCGCTGATCCAACGGAAAAGGCTCTTGCGCCGTCGCGTTAATTTTAAGACCAACACGACGATCCTGGAGAATTTGGCCAGTCTTTTCAGAGAACCAAGAATAAAAACTCTTGGTTGTGGGGTAAGCCTGGACCAACACCACCATGACCCACCAATAGAACCGGCTGTTCCATTGCCAATAATCATACCAAATCACTCCGGCATGAATTAGACAAGTGAGCAGCCAGGACCATAGGCCCCATGGCTGAGCAAACGAAGCAATAAACATGCTCCACTGCGCTAAAACCAGCAATCTCCGAAGGCCTCTGGAATAGAGTTCGCTCGCAATGGAGCTCAGCATACTTCCCAGAGTCACCTCCTTCAACGCCTCGGCAAAAGACTCCCCAGAGTCCCCCGCGTCCTCAACGTCCGAGCTATACTCGGT